CGTATGCCTGACTGTCAAAACTCGCAAGATACCGCGCACGGAAATGCTCGGTCTCCTCCTCTGCCTCGCCGGGGATCGTGACCTCAACGAGTTCCGCTGTCTGCAAGCCCTCTACGTAGTCGATGGGGACGAGACGACCAGCAGGGAGATTGCCTGCTGTTCCGAGTGTCTCACAGGTCAGCAGGTATTCCCCGTTCGTCAGTTTCTCCGTAACGGCGTAGTTGACCGCCTCGCAGGAGTACCGTGTGCTGATCGGAATGTTGAGTGTCACAGGCGTAAACCGCCCCTTCACAACGGCGCGCGTTGCCTCCTTTGGCTTTAGCCCGCGCTCACGTGCACGCTGGATGAGATATGTCCGCTCTGCCGTGTCACCGAAGGTGTTCCTTACGAAGTAGTCGAGCGCCGCATAGAGCAACATGAACTCGATCGACGCGGGTGCGGTCGCGTCGAAAATAACGCTCCCCTCGCGCTTATCTACGTCATGCGGGACGTTCTGCAACATGCGCGCTTGTATCAGCTCTTGTGTCTGATCCTCATACATCAGATTGTCACCCCCTTCTCCATTGCAATATCGCCGTAGATGCTCCGGATCGTGAAACGTGCGAGCACATCACCGCGCCGCCCTTGTGTATTATCTTGCACATAGCTGAGATCAAAATCGACAACATCGTTAATGCGGTCATCCTGCACAAGAGCCTCGCGGATGCGGCGCGGTATTTCCGCGAGCACATATGGGACCGGCTTACCGAAAAGATCGGCAAGCTCTACACCGTAATTCCAGCTGTATATGACGTAAGCGTAGCGCTCTGTGTTGAGTATTTTGTAGGCGGTCTGCTTTACCGCCGCGAGACGTTCGGAAAGTTCTCCTTGTATCCGCTCATCTTCGATCTGCATACGGTAGGTCATATTGGGCTGCAATGTGGCAGTTGTCAGATTCTCACCGAGGCTTGATGTGCTTGTGTCCGGTAGTAACGCCATACGATCACCCCCACTGTCCCGTCAAATTTGTATGATTACGATTGCGCGACAGAACTACAAAGCCCTGCCCGCCCGCCTGACGAAGAAGAATGACCGTCTCACCGACCTGTAGGCTGTTATGCACAGTAATCCGCTTACGCCCCTTGTAGGCGTGGTTATGGCTCGCAAACTCCGGATAACCACTCCCGCCAGCTCGGTTCTCCGTTGTGTGGCTGACGGTAATGTCCACGTCGTAATCACGCACGGCGTCAGTCAGCTCAAGAAATGCCTCCGTCACTTCGTCCTTGCCCTCGATACGAATCGTGAGAGGATCGATACCAATAACCTCGCCAAGGCACCAATCCGATAGGTCGCTGCTCCCTTGCGTCTGTTTTATCAGTCGCTGTATCGTCTGCAATAGTTGCGCGCTCATCCTGTAATCACATCTCCTTTCACGGTCAAATCCATCGTATGGTGCCCCTGTGTCAGTGTATGCTTTACAGCCTCGACGATAACCCGCTTAGTAAGTGCTACATCGCCAAGGTTTAGGTTGATGTAGAGAATTGCGCCGCCGCGTACACGCAGATCGCCAAATGCATTTTTGATAGTCAGGGTACGCTTTACGCGGTCATACATCTTTAGTTTTGAGTCTGCAAGCTGCCCAAAGTTCATTGGTTCTTCCGGATTTACAGACTCAGTCAGCTGCAGGACGCCCCAGCGCTTAATATCTGCACTGTTGACTGCCATCCACACATCGCGTTTACCTGTCTTTTTATTGTCATAGTAGAGCTTTATGCGGTTGTAAGTATCCTTGTCAATACTGGACTCATACGCAAAATCCTCAGCAGTCTCCGCATCAATGAGGAGGTCAAGTTTCATATCCTCCAAATCTTTCATTGTGAGTTTCCCGAAATCATCATAAAGCACATAGAGCCGCCCTGTGTTCTGGGTCGTCATATCAAGGAGAGTCTGCATGATATCCATGAGCGTCTTATTCGCACCGCGAAATTTGGGGATAGTATATCCTGTATCTGCGAGCTCTCCGACCTGCAGTTGGAAATTTTCGGCAATCCGTCTAATCTCTTCGCCCGCGGTCAGATTAACAAAATTATAGGTATCTTTGTTTTTGAGATACCTCATCTGGTCATATGCAGTTACATCAATCGTGTCGTCTTTGCTGTATTTTTTGGCAAAGATGTAACCGTAGAAGAAATTCATGCCGTCGTAGTTCGCCTGCACAACGTCTCCCTCATGGAAGTCGAGCATCGCATCCTTAACCACTTTAAAGGTAAGCTTGCCCGGCTGCCCCTTCCAGCAAGTCTCCCAAACAACGCCATCAAGCACAGCCGGCCAATAATACTTATCCGTCTCCTTGTTGTGGATGATCAGCTGCAGCTGTTTTTCATTCGTCGGCGTTGCCGCACCGAGGGACGCCTTTTGCCCCGATACAAATTCAGACAATGTGCATCACCGCCCCTGGTGGAAGATCAGCAATCGGATTGGTCATGCCGTTATTTTGCATGATGTCCCGCCAGTCAATACCACCATTCGATATGCTCTTTGCAACTTCCCAGATGGATTTTTCGTTGCGGACTTTGTAAGCGTTTGGGATTTCCCGCCCGATTGCGGGGCGTGTCTCCTTCACCGTCAGATGCTCGACACCGTTTTCATCCTTTGTGACAGTACATTCCTTCGTCCCATAAGGACGGTACTGTTTGAATTTCAAGGGGCACGTCACATCAAGACCATCTTTTGCATCTTCCTCGATGCTGTAATCTTCGAGAGTCACAAGCATATTCGTGTCAAAAAGCATGGAGAACGCGCCCGACATACGGCAGATAATGAGCTGCATCGGGTATTGCGTTTCTTTCGCCTTTTTGAACGCTGAGAGAAAATATGATGCCTTGCGAAAACTAAAACTGCTGCCAAAAAGAGTATTCGCAAGCGACGCCGTAAGAGAAGTATCATAATCCGCAAACGGATATGGGCGGTTCGGGAGACGCGCATCAAAGGAGATTTCAGTAAGCCCCGGCTTTTTGATAATATTAACTTCGCCTTCGTTGATGAGGTTGATCGTCTTGTTCTTGCCTTTGATTTTGATGGACATTTTCGCAGGCGGCACGGGGAGCATCGTATCTCCCACGAAGAAGTAATAACTCATGTTGGATGCACCCCCTCCGCTCCTGCAGCCATCGCCTGTAAGAGACTGTCATTCATGTATGTCATCATCCCATCTACATCCATGTCATTGGATATATTGTTGCTGATACCGCCCATGTCGATCTGTACGGTCGCCGTCGTATACCGGTTGATTGCCTCCTGCTCTGCCGCTTCGCGCAGATACTTTAGGTCTTCCTCAGAGATTTCCATTGCATCCTTGATCGCGTCGGTGTTACGCGCTGTTTTTTTACCGGATTGTCCAAGATCCTCAAAAGCTGTGCCCGTTGCGTTATACGACGCATCCGGCATATTCTCCGGAGACAGCCCCGGTATATAGTTGTGGATGTCGAAATTCTGGACAAAGTCGCCTGCATCCTTACTCCACTGTTCGGGGTCGGCACGATAGGAGATCTCTCCGACCATCCCGATATCTGTTCCGAATAAGCCGTTGATGCCTTCTGCGGCCTTGTTGATCAACTGTATCAAGTTGTTAATACGGTCAATCATGAAATTAACAGCATTCGCGACAATACCTGCCATCGTGCTGAATGCGCTTGCTAGAGCATTGCGCAGACCGTATGTATGCACCACCCATGCGGCAAATACGCCAATGACAACCAGCACCAACCCGATGATAAGACCAATCGGGTTGAGGTACATCGTAACATTTAGTATTCGCCATGCGGCGCTTAGCCCGTTTGTTACGAGTGTCCAGGCCGCTGTGGCCGCCGTTGCGAGCGTCGTACGTATATGGATGAGCGCCATAATCGCAGCGTATGCTGCACCTAATGTGTTCATCACTGCTTGCGTTGCAGCAGCGACAATTAGTGTACTTATATGGGTTACGAGAGCCGCATTCGATGCAATCCAATATCCTGCGTAGATTGCAAGCCCTGCAATTGCAAAAGCAACAAAGGTATCGAGATATTGATACGCAACTGTGAAGCCAGCGCTAAGCCAAGAACCAATGTAACTGCCCGTACGCTGAGCTACCCCGGCGAGCCATTTTATGTTATTGATCACACCTAAAGCAGCATCTGCAGCAACATGAAGTCCCCAGACCATCGTATTTGCAAACACTTGCCCCGCGTCACTATTTGCGAGAGCCGTAATCTCAACAAAAACAGGCGCAAAAACACGTTGTGCAGTGTTTTTGATGATTTGCATATTTTGCTCCCATGTACGAGGCATATTCTTAAATTGCTCGTTGATGCGGTCAAGGTTTGTCAAAATAGCATTCTTAAGAATATCTGCCGTGATTTTTCCTTCACTCGATATTTTTTTGAGTTGCCCCGCATCAATTTGCATATAGTCCGCTACCATCTTTTCAATGAGCGGTGCTGCCTCCGCAATGGAACGAAATTCGTCGCCCTGAAGCCTTCCAGAACCAAGGGCCTGTGTCAGCTGGAGCATAGCATTTTTCTGCTGTTCTACCGCTGTACCGCCGATAACAAAGAGCTTCTGAATCCCTTCCATGAATGGCACGACTTCCCGTGCATCAGGAAACGCCTTTTTCGCAGTCATAGCAATCTTTGAGACAGAATCTGCCATCTCCTCGTAGCTGCCACGCGCTCGCTGCGCCGAGGCATAAACAAGATCATTGAGTTCTGCCGCCTGCTCAATACCGCCGGCAACCATGCGCAAACGCGCTTGTATGCCCGCATATACATCGCTCGCCCGAATAAGTCTTTCAGGAAGCTCTGAAATGTATTTAAGCGCTGCCATTAAGGCATTTGCGGCAATCGTAGCGATCGTGAATTTCCCAATAATACTAGATAGACCGCTTCTAATCCCGCCAAAAGCACCACTTCCAATATTCCGTATCTTTATTCCGAGATTATCAACTAACCTTCCAAGAGAACTAGTCGATGTGGTCGCGCGCTCAACCGCCGTTTGAATGCCATTTGCGCCTTGCTCTGCGGCCGTTTCCATTTCCGTCGCGGCTTTCGTCGCACGATTAAACTTTCCAACAACCCTATCCACACTGCGTGAAATCGCATTTAGTTTTGGTGATACACCATCGATTAGTTCGAACATCTGCCTGATTGTTGCCATACAGCCCCTCCTTTCAAAATGTGCATCAAAAAACCCGCCCGGATTGAGCGGGTTCATGATGAAGTTGTAGTTTACTGCTGATTGCGCTTGCGGCGTGTACGCTCCATGCGCTTACCCATGATGACGCCGTACATATACGCCTTTGCGAGAATCCATGTATCAACAGGTTTTCCGCGCCCGAGCGTCGAGAGTTCGGATGTGATTGCAGCGTCAGGAGGAATATTCCGCCCCACCAGTGCCAAGGTTGTCATCTTACGCCGCCTCCCGTCCGAAAATCTTCTCAAACACGGGGATGACACTCTCGTAGTATCGCCACGTCTCGACTTCCTTGACAGAGTGCTCCGACTTACTGTAGAACAGCTTGCCGTACTCGGGTGTCTTGAGCTTGTGCGCGTTCGCGAGCTTGCCAATCTTGTTGGCCGACACGCCGAACATCGCACCGATCTCCGTTGCAGAGTAGGTCTTGCGCTCGACTTCCTGCAAGGGCAGAACGGGCACACCGCCGTTGAGTGCCTCTGCGGACTTCGCCTGCAGGATGTAGCGGTACTCAGGGATGTCGATCTGCGCGGCGATCTTGAGGTACTGGTTCGATTCACGCACACGCGCGTTCAGCATACGGGCTTTGAGCTCCTGTTCCTTGAACTCGCTGCGTTCTTTCGGGATGGTACTGTACGAGCCGGTCTTGCGGATGGCGGGGACAACCTCGTGCGTAATCCAACACTTGAACCTCTTTGCCTCACCTTTACGACTTCCAAGGATAAGGTTATACAGCCCATATTCGTTGACCATGTTTACCTCACCCTGACGCCCTAAGTTGAACTTAGACCGTTCGTCCTCGTCAAGACGATTGACCGAAACGGTAGGATTTGAAAGACCAAGGCTTTCGCATACATCGCTCGCAACAAACCACGGCTCATCCTTCACTACAATCGTCCGTACTTTGCCAAATTCGGCGCTCTCAAAAATCTGTACTTCGTTTGCCATTACAAATCATCCTTTCAAATCCCCCAAAAGGATGATATAATAGATTTATCAATCCTATGGGGTTGTGCTGTGGGTTTCGCTTTGTCCTTTGGTCGGGATGAGGAGCGAAACCCTACTTTTTTTGTAGGTACTCTGAACATATCAAGCGCACCAAGGCTGCAAGAGAAATGTTTTTCTCGCTTGCAGCTTTTTTTAGCTCTTCGTAAAGAGCTTCTGGAAGCTTAATGTTCAAGGCACGATCATTCAATTTGTTCACCTCCTAACAACTACAAAAATACTACAATTTTTATAGTAAGTCAAGAGGTTTTTGAAAAATTCTATCCGACCATAGAATTTTGTGCATAAGAAAACCGCTCCGCGCTGACGAAGCGGCTTCCATGATGCCGGTTATTTACGTTTTGCCTTGGCCGCCGCCCGTTTATCCGCCTTGTTCTTGACCGAGATCGCAGCATAGACAAAGGCGCGCTCGTTCTCAGGCAGTGAAAACAGGACGTGCGGCAGGATGTGAAACTTCAGGAGCGCGTAATATGCGATATTCGCATAGAACTCGCCCCCGTTAATCAGTTTTTTGCGATTTTGATCTTCTCATCCATGCCGGTATCAAAATCATTCGCCTGCATGACCGCCTGGAACAAATCTTGATACTCACCCGGCGTCAGCATAAGCCGCACAAGCTCCCCGGCACCAACGGCGTTATAGGAGCTCTGCAGAGCCTCGCTGTTGAGATTCGGATATGCCACGCAGGCGCAGATCAGATCATTTGCATACTGCTCCTGATCAAAATTCATCTGCGTTTCGCGCGTACCTGGGACAAACGATTTCTTGCGATTGCGGTCGGCAATCGCTTTGTTTTCGTCATTCGTAATCGGCGAGAGTTTCCATGCGACAGGCTTGCCGTCATCTCCCCGAAACCTTTTCGATGCCACATACTCAACACACGCTGGCTTGATCGCATTTTCAGCAAGAAATACCTGCAAATTCTCTTTTTCCATGTGTTATCTCCTCACTGCATCCCATCGAGCATCTTGAACTGAGTCGGTTGCTCAACATCTTCAAACGTAAAGTCAACGTCCTGTTCGAGCCATTCGCCATCTGCGTCAAAACTCGCAATAATGGCGCTGTCGATATTACAGTCTTTCAGAATCGTCACCTGCCGCCCAGCTTCTGAGGTTGGATCCTCATTCGTCACCTGAAGGTCAAAATAGGTATCCTTGCCCGTGGACTTAAATTCCAGAAGCATCCTGTCAAAGAGCGGCGTGTTCTTATAGATCGTCATGTTGCCGGCGCCATTGATACTCGTCGCCTTATGACCCTTTGCCATGCGTCCGAGAATCGGTACTTCCTCTTTGTTCTTCTCGAGTTTCGCCTCGAGCTTCTTCGCCTGAAAGAGCAGGAAGCGTTCCCCTTTGATTGATACGTACGCAGACGCCAGTTTTGCAGAAATAACATCCTTGGCATGCATCGTTCGGATTGCATTAATCGGCATAGTTTTTCACTCCTTCCTCTTATGCCACTTCTACGTTCATGTACAGCTTCTCCATACAGCACGTCGGCTGCACGGAGTAGTTCATGAGCACGTCTGTCTTTTTCTCGCCCTGTGTCGGAATCGGCACGTCTTTCGGGTCGAATTTCTGAATGGCACGCACACGCTGATACTCCTTGTGCAGTGCAACAATGTCGCCCCAGAGTGCCGTGCGCCCGTCCTCATCGTTCTGCTCCTTGCCGAGATACGTCCGATTAAAGAGGCGCGCCACGTCGATGGCGATCTGATCGAGGACACGGATGACCTGATTCAGAGCGAAATCATCGTTCTTCTTTTTCGAGAAGCTCGTAAATGTGTTGATGTCGCTGAGAATATTTGTCTTGCCGACCACATCCCCCGAGACCGAATCCGCGATGTTGTGGAACATCATCATCCCAGAGACCATCGCCCGTTCAAGTTCTGTCTGACTGTACTTCGTGTTGATCTTGTACTCGCCGTCATAGGTCTTGTTCGTACACGATGCGTTGACCGCGCAGCTTGCCTCTGCACCAACAAGCCAATAGACCGCTGCGCCCGGCTGTGCGCCCTCGTCGCGTACGGCGTTCTTGAGCGAGATCACACCCTCATAGTCGACGTTCTCTCGTCCGTGGATGACGAGCTGGAACTTCGCGCCCGTATTCTCCCGCATCCGCTTCGTGAACTGGATAAGGAGCTGCTGGATCGTTGCATCCGAGCCCGCATAGCCCAGAATGTTGAAATAATACGGCTCGATAGCGTCAAGGTAGTTCTGATACTGGAGCCCCGTGACCGCAGCGCCATTCGTGCCACCCGTCAGTTTCTCGCCCGCCTTCGCCTCGAGATTCCCCGTGCGGATCCATGTCACATAGTCGTTATCTGCGACATCCGCCCATGCAGTGATGTTCTTCTGCTCGTCTACCTTCGCGGGCGAGCCGTCAACGATCATATAGGTCGTCACGTCAAATGCGCTCGTGTTGTCGACGTTTGCCGTTACAGATACCGTGATGTCATTCCCGCGTTTGCCGGGATACTTCGCACGCGCAATCGCACATGCCGCTGCGACCGCCCCATTGTCGAGACGGTAGAAATACCCCGTTTTGAGGTTGAGGAACAGATCGCGCAGACTCTTGAGCTCCGGTGCAGTATACGCATAGCCGAAGATCGAAAGGCTGCGCTCCTGAAAGTCCTCCGCCGTCACTGCGAACACGCTTCCAACGGGGCCCCAATCCATCTCAATCGGCATGGTAGCATAACCGCGATCGGCAATATCCGTGGACGCGCGCACTCGCGATACAAAATTGATATACGTCCCAGGCAGTTTCTTATTCTGAAACAGCCAAGTACCGCCGCCCAGTGCCATAAAATCACTCCTTCCCGACGGTCGCCTCAACGACCGGCTTGCCCTTGAAATCCTCGATGATCTGATCGACCTCGGCGAAGGTGTATTCCTTTCCTTCCTCGAGAGAGATCATCAGCACATCGCAGTAAGGACGATACTTCGTCGATGCTACAAGAGCATCGCGTGTATATCGAGCTTCCTGCTCCGTGCTCTTTTTCTCTGCCATTATCATCATCCTTTCGTTGTTTGACGCTGCTTCAACGTCTCCATATGTGGCAACTTATCACGTTCGCGGAGGATAAATACATCGTAGTCTACCTCGAAATGCAGAACACCATCGTGCACCTCGTATTCTGTTCGTGATGCACGGATAAGGTCGCCCTCAGCTGAAATATACTCCAATCCCATGATGAGATCTGTCGCAACCGCCTGCACATCCTCTGAGGCACTGCCCCTACGCGGGAAATAATGCACATCAAAGGCGTGTCTGCGGAAATAACGGTTACCGAGTTTTGTCTCTTGCGTCACACGCAGAGGCAAAATAAAAAAGCACGGCGCATCAAATCCCTGCTCTATTTCATCTCTGCACACATCGATATCTGGAAACAACTCACCAAGGCGAACGGCAATCCCATCCACGATGTTATTTACCATTGATCTCCTCCTCGAAGTAGCACTGTATCTTCCGCTGCAAAATCGCAGGCGCACCAGACTCCACCTCATGTGCCGAGAGCGTCATACAGAACTGTCCCTCAACCCATGATTCTTTAAGTTGCTTGCCAATCGCCGGAACAAAGCGTCCCGGTGTCTGACGGTGCCCGTATTCGACATAGGACGCATACTCCGTGTTGTTCACGAGCTCAATTCGATAGGTGCTTCCAATTTTCTGTACACGAATTGCATCTTTCAGCAAGGCAGACCATCCGCGACGAAGGTGCCCGCTGATGACGGGGGTTCTCTTAATGACTTTCCGCAAAAAACGTGCGGCAAGTTCTTTGAGGCAGTCTTCATACAGTTTCTGCTTCTCTTGTGTCGTCATCTGCTGCAGTTGTGCTTGGAACTTGTGTAGCTCGGACATATCCATCCTTGCCATTATGGATGCTCCTCCCATCGAGCAAGCGGAATCTCTTGATGCGAATCATAGACCGCAGGAATGCCTGAACAGGCAAATCGCATTGTGCGGCCGCGCTGCGTGACCGTCACGCGACTGCCGGGCTTGATGGCGATCTCGGGCGCGGTAAAGAGCGTGATCGTCTGTGCGATGCTGTCCACCGTGTCCGACCGCCCCGCAGGTGCGAGGGTCTTATAGCTGACGCGGCAGGGTACATCCTTGGCGACCACCGCCCAAAGGAGCGTGGTGATGTTCTTCGCGTTTTTCTCCTTGCGTGCCTCCTCGACCGTTGCCCGACCATCATAGAGACGTTCGACCGCGCGCCTTACCAGCGGAATTTTCGGTAACACGCAAAATCACGCTCCTTTGTCAGCACGAGCAC